TATGAGAATATTCTGCCAGATACCTCATCCCAAAACTAATACGATATCAGCCTATATAAAAAATGCCATTTGGATTAACCAAGTTTTGGAGAATAATGGACATAAAGTTGATACTTTTTACGCAAATAATCAAGATAAGATAAACCCAGAAGCCAAATATGATTTATTTATATCTCATTACGGATCATCTTTTTTTAGACCTCATAGAAAATTACAATCTCTTTTTAATAATAATGATAATTCTCCATTTGTTTGGATTGCAAATGAGTATGACGTATCTCCTAATTCTTTCTTTAGAAATCAAATGATAGAGAGGACATCTTATATCTTGGCAAATTATGAGTTTTTAAACAAATTTAAGGCTGTCAAAAACAAAGTCACTAAGAATTTGAATTTAATATTATTTAATGACTCCCAAGTTATAAAAGAAAAGAAATATAATCACATTTATTTCGGAACTCATAGACCAGACAGAAGAAAATATCATGAAATTTATTTAAAGGAGAATATTTATCTTTCTTGTAAAAATAAAAATTCAATAGAATTTAAGAGGGATGGGAGTAAGTCTCCATTAATAAAGGAATTGGATATTAATCGAGGTGATTTAAGTTTATTCAGATATAGTCTCTACATTGAGGACGTTTCTACTCATAAGAGATTTAATAATTTATCCAATAGATTTTACGAGAATCTAGGAAATAATGTAGTGACTATCTTTGATGAAAACTGTCTAGCAAATATAAGAAAATCGGGTCTTGTTGATTATGAGGATTTTATTGTTTCCTGTAATTCTGATTTAGATAAATTCACCTCTGAAAATTATGAAAGATTCATGAATGTGCAGATGAAGTGGAAAGATGAAGCTATACAGCAAAGAATAAATTTAGAAAAGGATATTGTTTTATTTTTTAAGGATGTAGGTCATGGCTAGACCAAGGAAGACGCTAACACCAGAACAGGTAAAAGAAGTCGAGACACTAGCGGCTGTATTAAATCAAGAGCAGATAGCGGATTATTTTGGTATTGATGCCGATACTTTTGCTGCAATAAAGAAAAGAGATCCAGAGGTTTTTCGGTCTTATAAAAGAGGCAAGGCAAAAGCGATTGGCTCTATAGGTGGCAACTTAATTGGTCAAGCAAAAGCAGGTAACGTATCAGCCGCTATATTTTACCTAAAAACACAGGCAGGATGGTCAGAAGCTAAAGCTGAAAACGAGCAAGAGTCACCACCCATTAGTATTTCATTTAATGTAAATGAGCCAGTTAAAGATATCAAAGTGACTAATGCTAGAACTTAGCGCACCTCAAAATGTGTTTTTAAATAAGTTAGACACTAAGTACAAGGCGTATGTTGGCGGCTTTGGCTCTGGCAAGACGTACATAGGCTGTGTTGACCAGCTATTATTTGCATCACGAAATCCTAGGACTATACAGGGTTACTTTGCGCCTACTTACCCTGCTATCCGAGATATTTATTTTCCTACATTTGAAGAAGCCGCAAACAATTTAGGTTTTACAGTAGACATTAAAGAGTCAAACAAAGAGATACACATATACAGGGCTGGCGCATATTACGGAACGGTTATCTGTCGGTCAATGGATAAACCCAGTTCTATCATAGGTTTTAAGATAGCTAGGGCGCTGGTAGATGAAATAGATACACTGCCTAAGTCTAAAGCCAATCAGGCGTGGAATAAAATAGTTGCTAGGCTTAGACTGGTAATCCCTGGGGTAGAAAATACTATTGGAGTAACTACAACTCCAGAAGGTTTTCTATTTGTTTATGATAGATTCGCGCTAAACCCTACGGAAAGCTATTCCATGGTGCAGGCTTCCACTTATGAAAATGAGAAATTTTTACCACCCGATTATATAAGCAGCTTAAAAGAAACCTACCCTGATGAATTAATTAGCGCATATTTGATGGGTGAGTTTGTAAACTTAAAGTCAGGAACTGTCTATAATGGATATGACAGGGTAAGGTGCAGAAGCATGGAAAGCATACAAGAAAAAGAGCCTGTACACATCGGCATGGACTTTAACGTAACAAACATGTCGGCGGTTATTTATGTGTTAAGAGATAAGGTGTACCACGCAATAGACGAATTAAAAGGCGTTTATGATACACCTTCAATCATTGAAATAATTAAAGAAAGATTTGCCGAGCACCACATTAGCATTTATCCAGATGCTTCCGGTAGGGCAAGAAAATCAGTAAATGCTTCCACTTCCGATATTGCCTTACTTGAGCAGGCTGGCTTTTCAGTTTATGCTAATTCAAGAAATCCATTAGTAAAGGATAGGGTAATGAGCGCGAACAAGGCATTTCAAAATGGGCAGGTAATGGTCAATGACGATTTATGCCCTGAAACAGCTAGGTGTTTAGAGCATTTAACCTATGATAACAATGGTGAACCAGACAAAAAATCAAATATAGACCACCTTCCAGATGCGGCTACTTATACTATCGCATACCTACTACCAATATCTAAGCCAATGCTAGATATCAATGTGAGATTTTAATTATGCCAGTTGAAAGCCAACACCATCAATATGAATACTGTGTTTCTAAATGGAAACTTGTTAGAGACTGCATGGCTGGCGCAAAAGCCATTCGTGAAGCGGGCGAAGTTTACCTGCCAAATCCCAATCCTAATAATTCAGATTCTATCAGCCGCTACAAGACCTACGTTCAGCGCGCTATCTTTACCAATGTAATTAAGCCAACGAATGATTCTATGGTTGGAATGGCCTTTCGTAAAGCTCCGGCTGCTGATATACCACCTCAAATTGACTATATTATTGAGAACGCAACTGGTGACGGTGTGACACTGGAGCAGTTAGCCAAAAACACCGTTTCTAATTTATTACAGACGGGCAGGTATGGTTTGTTAACTGATTATCCATCTGTAGATGAAGGCCTTAGTGACTCTGCTGTAAGAGGATTGGAGTTACAAGCAAATATAAACACATATATAGCAGAGTCTATTATTAACTGGAAAACTCAACCTGTAGGCGGAAAAGACACCCTAACAATGGTTGTTTTAAAAGAGGACTACCATGAAGAAATAGACCAGTTTGAATATGGTGTAAATGTTCAGTACAGAGTTCTGTCTCTAGAAGATGGCTTGTATGTAATAAGAATTTATAGGGAAAATGAGATTGTATCTATAGCAGAACCGCGCGATTCAAGCGGTAGCAGATTAAACTTTATTCCCTTTGTTATGGCTGGCGCTTACTCTAACGACCCTGCGGTAGATGATGCTGCGCTTTATGACATGGCAGAAATAAATATTGGTCACTATCGCAACAGCGCGGACAAAGAGGAAGGGCTGTTTTTGCATGGACAACCGATGCTCCATCTGGACATAGGGGACACCAACTCAAACGAGTGGCGGGAGCTTAACCCTAACGGTGTCGAGGTTGGCGCTAGGCGGGGTTTAATTACGTCAGGCGGGGGTAGTGCCACCTTACTACAGACAATGGCTAACGATGCAGTGAGCGTAGAAATGCGTGAGAAATTAAAGGAGATGGTAGCTATTGGTGCGAGGTTAGTTGACCAAGGTGGTCAAGCGGAAACCGCAACTGCTGCAATGATTCGCCATTCTAGCACTAACAGCGTACTGACAAACGTCGTGCAAAACGCATCATCAGCAATAGTAACCTCGCTGAATTGGGCTGGTCTATTTATGGGTGCAACCGAAGAAGCCACATATGATATTAATGACGATTTTTATGATAAAAGTTTAGATGCAACGCAAGTCATGGCTGCTATCCAGTTATATGATAGAGGCGTTATTGCTAAACAAGATTTGCAGGAAAATGCTAGAAATACTGGCATGATAGACCCTACAAGAACAAATGAAGATATAGATGCAGATTCAGAAGATACTAGCCCGCTAGATGAGTAGCAGACAAAAACTTATTGATGCTGTAACGCTCCGACAAATACTTATTGAAAGGTATTCTAGGGGCGAAGCTAAATCACTGTCCAAAGTTTTGACCAAGATGGACAAAGCTATTGCAAAAATTGTGGGCAGTAAGTTTGGCAAAACAAGGTCAATATTTTTAAGCAGACAGGTTGAAAAACTAGCGCAATCATTTCTCAAAGATTATACTGATGATATGTTAAAAGGGCTTGAGTCTTTTACCTTAAAAGAAGCCAAGTATGCTGAGAGTTTATTGTTGGCGGGTACTGCGGCTGCTGTAATTAAAAAAGCACCTATTGCTGTGCTAAAAAAAGCTGTCAGACAAAGACCAATGGAGCTTCTAATTGATGGCAGTATTAAAAAGGTAACTATAGAGCAGGCTATTAAGCAATTTTCTAAGAACCAGTCTAAGAGAATAGGTCAGATAATAAAAGACGGCGCAAACAGTGGCGCAACATCGACACAAATGGTTAGAGATATCAAGGATATAGTGAGAACCAGAACAACTACCCAAGCTGCCGCGTTAGTCAGAACAACCACCAATCACATGTCGACAGTAGCTATGGAAGAGGCATTCTCTAACAATGATGATCTTTTAGACGGATGGCAATGGGTAGCTGTGCTAGATTCAAGAACCTCACTTACTTGCGCTGGGCTAGATGGTAAAAAATTTACATTAAAAAGCGACCAGTCAAAACCACCTATCCATTGGGGATGCCGCAGTCGCTGGATACCAATGGTTAAATCTGAGTTTGATTTAGGTTCGGAAGTAGACGGAGAAAGAGCATCCATAGATGGTCCACAACCATCCAACACAACTTATGGAGGCTGGTTAGGAAGGCAAAACAAAGGTGTGCAAAACGAGGTGCTTGGTTCAACTAGAGCTAAGCTGTTCAGAAGTGGTAAGCTATCCATTGGAAAGTTTACGGACAGGAAAGGAAACGTCTTAACACTTGACCAATTAGCACAAAGAAATTCATTATAGGTAATTCGTAACCGTGTATGCGGTTTTTTTAAAATTCAGTCGGTGACTGTTTTCCCTGTGGGAGTATTAATATGGAACTTGAAGAAGCGTTAAAACTTATCGAAGAACAA